CCGGATCATACCGTTTCTATCAAACGTCCATCGTTTCAAGTGTTGGTACGGTCAAAATCAGTAGTAACTGCGGAAGCAAAAGCTAACGTTATTCACTCTGACTTACACCAAAAGCGAGATTTTACGCTAGGAACCACGCGAGTTATCGTATGTACTGGCGATCAGAGTACTCCGGTATATATTGGGATGGATGCGAATAGTCGAGCGTTATATTCGATAAATTTTACGGCAGTGATTGCGGAGTGATGTTATGAAAATACGTTGCAAACAAGCGGACGGTGAGATCGGATTAAACGGTACTTACTGGACGGTTGAAAATCATGTCGCTGATGTTCCTGATGATGCAGCGGCTATTTTGCTTGACCGTTACTCCGATAACTTCGGAGTTTACGAAGAAACCATTGAGGAGGAATCGTAATGCCATTAACTACAGTTACAAAGATTCTTGGTATTAATGACATCAAAATCAGTAAGCTTACTGTTGATGACGGAACCACTTTAACGTATCAGACTTCTGTAGACGTTCCTGGTTCTACATCTTTAAAATTAGGCGCTAAGTTCGTAGAGAAGGAACTTCGTGGTGACGAAGTAATTCTTGACCGTTACACTAAGATCGATTCTATCGACTTCTCTTTCGACCATGCAAAAGTTTCTCTTGACGTTTTAAACGTAATCTTAGGAGGAACTACTGCGGCTGCCGGAACAACGCCTGCACAAACTCAAACTTACACTCTTAAAGGAACCGATATTCCTAACTACTTCAAAATCGAAGGCCAATCGAAATATACCGACGCTGGAGATGTTCATATCATCCTTTATAAGTGCAAAATCAACAAGTTTGACTATGAATTGAAAGGCGAAGATTACGCTAGTGTTTCTATTAGCGGAACTGCAATTCCTACTGCAAAAGACAGCAAGATCAAAGATGTTATCATCAACGAAACTGCTGCGGCAATCGTTTAATAACAATTTATGGGCGGCTTAGTGCCGTCCTATTTTATTTGGAGGTAACATGGGTAATTTAGGAGACATTCGTATTAAATCGGTTTCTATTAATTTGGACAAAGAACGCAATCTTTTGTTTGATCTTAACGCATTCGCAGAGCTTGAGGATGTATACGGAGAAATTGATGAAGCTTTAAATGCAATTGGCCGTGGATCTATTAAAGCTGTTCGTGCTGTATTATTCGCTGGACTCGTTCACGAAGATGAATCTCTTACCGTTAAATCCGTCGGTAAACTTGTAACGCTTAAGAATCTCCAGGAAGTATCTGCAGCTCTTACCGAAGCTATAAAGCAGGCTATGCCACAGGGAAACGAGACAGCCCAACCGTAGATGAAGACGATTCTAGCGGTTGGGACTGGTCATGGTTCTATTATTTAGGAACGGTAGTACTTGGTATGACGGAGGAACGATTTTGGCGTTCTACTCCTCGCAAAATAGCGGCACTCGCTGACGTCCATATGAAAGTAAACAGTGGTGGCGGTGAGGGATCGCCGCAGGAATCGCAGACACAAACGATAAACGACTTTATGTCGTGGTAATAAGGAGGTGAGCGAGTGGCGTTACAAATCGGTGAACTTTTTGTAAATATAAAAGCTAACATGTCGGAGCTTAAACGTAACTTAGATCAAGCACGACAAGATAGTGAACGAGCAGGTAACGCGATTGGCGATGCACTTAAAAAAGGTTTCGGATTTGCTGCAGGTATGGCCGGTTTTCAAGGTCTTAGTTCAGCTTTGCACGAATTAGCACAATCTGCGTTAGATTTCGGTGGGACCATGCAGAAGGTTAAAGTTCTTTCTGATGCTACCAACGAAGAAATGAAGCAGTTAACAGATACGGCCTTAAAAATGGCTCCAGCTATGGGATTCAAAGCAACGGAGGCTGCAGAAGGATTGCAGGAGCTTGCAGCGAGTGGCTTTACCGCTCAACAAATGGCGGTAATGTTGCCTGCTGTAATGAGTGCTGCGGCTGCTTCAGGAGAGAAGCTAAGTTTGGCATCCGAATTAGTTGCGAGTCAGTTACACTCTTTCGGAATGGAAGCGTCACAGGCAGGGCATATTGCTGATGTCCTAGCGAAGGCTTCGAATATATCTGCGATAGGTATGCAGGACTTAAACTACTCACTTAAGTACGCAGGTCCTGTGGCTCATGCTGTCGGAGTTAGTTTCGAAGAGTTAGGAGCAGCAATCGCTGTGATGGGGAATAACGGTATTAAGGGTGAGCAAGCGGGTACAACATTACGTAGCTCTATCGAGAGTTTGATTAATCCATCGCGCGAAGCTAGAGACACGATGGCTGCTCTAGGTATTAGTGTTAAAGATAGCCAAGGAAATTTACTTCCACTAGCTACTATACTCGGAACGTTCCAGGAAAAACTACAAAACGCTACATCTGCACAAAAAGCTCAAGCAGTAGCGATGATATTCGGTAAAGAGGCGGCAAGCGGTATGTTGTCGTTGATTGCCGCAGGACCGGATAAGTTGAAAGAGTTTACGAAAGAGCTTGAAAACTCCGCTGGTTCATCTAAAAAAGCTGCTGAAGAGATGAATAACAATTTCGGCGGTAGTTTGAAGAAGTTACAGGGAACCATTCAAGCAGTCGCAGTAGACATTGAAAAAACACTAGATCCAATACTTAAGAGTGTTACGGATTCATTAAATAAAATGTTTTCATCGCTTAAAAACTCCGATGAATTTAAAACTTCATTATCGCAATCTGCTTCTACAATAGCGTCCGTTTTTAAACTCGTAGTAGAAAATAGCGACAAAGTTATCCTCGCTATAAAAGCGATTTCCAGCGCATTTGTGGCTATGCGAGTTGTAGCTGTTTTAAATATCGCAACTATTGCTAAAGCATTGGAAACACTTAAGCTATTACTTTTAAGCACAAGAGGTTGGGTCGGAATTGCCGCTGCAGCGTTCGTTGTACTAGAGGATTCTGCCGGTAAAAATTTGTATGGAATCGGAGATAAACAAAGATCGCTAGGCGAATTTTTCGTGCAGTCTTGGAAACTAATGGTTAATAACGCTTTAATCATTTGGTATGGTTTTTGTCAATTAGTTAACCAAACAGCTAACGGAATATTCAAGGTTATTAACGGTATTGGTAAGGCGTTTGGCTCGGCCGGTGATTTGATTAATACAAAGTGGATTGACGAACAGAAAGCACATTTGGAAGGCTTAGTCCAAGAGTCAGATAAATTAGCGAATAGCGTTGGCGACGCGGGCGCTAAAGTAGCCGAAGCGTTCTCTAGTTGGAAAACTCCAGGAGATCCAAACGCTGACTTCCAATCTCTTGATTCCGCTTCTTATAATACGAAGGCTGACCAAATAGCCGGATTAGGCGACGCTTTTAAGGGTCTAGGAGCAGACGCAAGCGCCGCAATGCCTGAAGTATCTGGTTTAGGTAGTTTGCTCGATGACATCGGACAAAAAAGCAAAAAAGGTGCAAAAGACAGTCGAGAAGAGTGGGAAAAACTTTCCGATGCTCTTCAATCGTCTCTCCGTGTTATCCAAGCGCAATGGCAGTTAACTACGATTGAAATGGGAGCCAATGCTGAGCAAACGAAGAAACTCGAAGCAGAGCTTTCATCGCTGAACGATCAGTATTACATTCAGAATCAAATTGTCGAAGAAGCCCGCCAAGGCTACGAAACTATGCTTGCAACGAAAGGTATTGCCGCTAAAGAAACAGCAGAAGCGGCGGATGCTTACGCCAAAGAATCGAAGACACTCGCGGATATGAAAGACCGCATGGACGAGATTAACCTTACACTTGCCAAACATGAGGAAATTGTTAACAAACTTCGTGACGATATTAGTAATTTAAATATACTTCACGAAACACAACTTGCTAAACTAGCAGCTACCGCTACGAAAGTCGATGAATTAAGGCTAAAACAAAAACAACTTAACGAAGATTTAACGAAGCAAGCCGATTTGATTAAAGCTTTAACAACGGAATATGAAGCTGTGAAAGCAGCAAAAGGCGAAGATTCTAACGAGACTCGTAAAGCTTATACCGAACTGATAAAGGCCCAATCGGAAGAAGCAAAAATGCGTAAAGAGTTACGGGATACAGATAAGTCGTTTAAGGAACAAGCGAATAACGTTAAGGAACTCCGAGATAAACTAACGGACTTAACAACGAAATACGACGAAGTTATTAAGAAACAAAAAGACGACTTAGCTGATGCTCTAAGTGATTATGCGAAAAAAGTATTAGAAACGAACAAGAAACTAGCAGACGATGAAAAGAAATTAACCGACGATTTCAAAAAGACTCTGAATGATCGTGCTAAATCTCTTAGTGACTTCGTCGGACTCTTCGAAGCAGTACAGCCTAAGCAGGTGTCCGGTACTCAATTACTCAATAACCTAAAAGGACAAGTCGATACGTTCGAAGGTTGGCAGAAGAATATTCAGACGCTTGCCGCTAAAGGCGTTGATCAAGGGCTAATTGCTGAGTTGAAAGAAATGGGACCGAAGTCTGCCTCTGAAGTGGCTGCGCTGACTACATTAACCGATACTCAATTACAACAATATGTTGCGCTCTGGAAGCAAAAGACACAAGATGCACGGACTGAAGCTACTAATCAGTTGCAACAACAGAACGCGGAAACACAGCAGAAAATCCTAGACTTACGGACACAGGCGAATACTCAACTAGAGGAGTACCGCAAAGAGTGGGCGAAGAAAAACGAGGAGATTCGTTCGAACACCCAAAAGGAAATAAACGAAATTAACAAGTCGTATAAGGAAATCACGGAAAAATCGAAAGACTACGGCGTTAATATGATGCTTAACTTTATCGACGGTGCAAAGAGTAAATTCGCTGATTTACAGAAAATGCTATCCGAAACGGTAGATACAATCAGCAGCTATATGTCAATGGTTGGAATTTCAACTCCAGCGATCAATATGCCAAGTGTTGCAAAAGTTGGTTCTTCCGTGTCGAACAGTTCATCTCAAACGTATACGGTAAACAATCTCGGCGGTATACAGTTGCAGTACGGAAGTTCTAGTGATGTAGTTGACCAACTTCTGCGGGAACTTCAGAAGAAGGGTGTGAAGTTGCAATGACGAGGCATCTTTACGTAGCTGGAGTTGACCGTTGGTCCGATTACATCCGTGATTCCCTTCGAATAGAAACGGCTTTAACGTATCAAATGGACACGGCATTATTTGACGTCAGAGGATCGCAGCCAAACGAAGGAGACGAAGTAATTATCGAAGATGACAGCGTTGGCCGTATATTCGGTGGCTTAATCGTCAAAGTCGATTTAGTGGATACCATGCCGGATCGCAAGACTACAGTTTGGCGTGTGGATTGCGATGATTATACTGCGTTACTTGACCGTAAGCTTGTCGTAGAGACATATCAAAATATGACCGCCGACGCAATCTTCCGCGACATCGTAAACAAGTATTGCCCTGGGTTTACGGTCAATGGTGTTGAAACCGTCGCACCGATTATCGAAGAAATAATATTTGACTATGTTCATCCATCCGATGCATTTAAACAAATATGTGACTACGTAGGATGGCAATGGCAAGTCGATTTCTATAAAGACTTAATATTCTTTAACGCAGAGGAGCTAAATAAAACGGCTCCTCTTTCTATTTCTTCCGGTGGATACTTCCGCAGCCTTAAGCACACTATCGACCAAACCGCACTTCGTAACCGTGTTTATGTTAAGGGTGGAACGATGTTATCTGATCCGTTTATTTACGAGACGGTATCAGACGGAGCCAGTCGTACGTGGAATTTACCGCACAAACCGCATGAAGTATCGCTAGTAGTCGGAGGAGTTACGAAAACAGTCGGAATCGAAAACGTCCACAAGGAAGAGGATTACGATTATCTAATGAGCTATCAGGAGAAATACGTAAGAGTTTCGGCACAGACGGCAACTCCTGCAAGCGGAGTGTTGATGACTTTCGTTTACAAATACGACATTGACGTCATTACTACAGTCGAAGACCTAAACTCTCAAGCGGCAATCAGCGCTGTACAAGGTGGAGATGGCGTATATGAGTTTGTTATATCAGATGATTCGCTGGTTACGTTGGATGCGGCTGAAGCAGCGGGTAATGCCGATTTGAGATCGCATGCCAATCCGCAGGTAAAGGGAAGCTTTGAGACGGAAGCGGATGTTAAGCGGATGTTGCCGACCTGGAATGGCGCATTGAGTACGACATGGGGAGGTTTGATGTAATGGCGACTAATACGCCTAATTTAAATTTAAAGAAACCGGCCTATACAGATCCGGTTGATATAGCAGATTTAAACGGGAACATGGACAAGATCGACCAGCAAATTGGAAGTTTATCGGTTTTTTTAAACCCTAAGTCATACGGTGCAAAAGGCGATGGGGTTACGTATGATGCACAGGCTATTATTGATTGTATCAATGACGCTTACACCAAAGGGATTAAAGAGGTTCATGTACCAAGTGGAACGTACCTATTGGATAAGACCGTAAAAATCATAAGCAAACACGACATTAAGTTAATTGGTGTTGGTTATGTCGAGTTTAAAATGAAAACGGGATTTATCGTTTCTTCTTCCAACCCTTCTGCACCTGATAACCGAGTTATTCATTTCGATAACTGCAATAATATCACAGTTGAAAACATTGTCCTAAATGGTAATGCTTCGGACACTTCTATTTACAACGGCTATGGAATTGCTTTTTTGTATGGTACTAATTGCCGTTTAAAAGATTGCATTGTGAAGAATTTAGGCGGTGAAGGTGTTGTTATCGAAGGTGGTTCTAAAATATGGGTAGAAAATACCGAAGTAACGAACACCAACCACGGCATTAATTATTACAATGGCGCAACCGATGTATTCATTGATAATGTTCGTGTGGACGTAAGAGGGTACGGCATTTTTAACGAAGCTTCCTTTTCATCCAAAATAACTAATAGCCGAATTAAAGGAACCAACGCAGGTTATATTGGATGGGCTTCTGATTTAGCTATCGGGTACGCTCAAAACATTGATTCGATAATTTTAGATGGAAACGAAATCATTGGTGGTCTAGGAATCAAGATTTACGAAGGAGCAAACCAAATTCTTGATGCCATTGTGACCAATAACAAAATTACAAGTGATAATGCTAGTGCTTGTCAATTAACGGTTTCTAATCGGGGTATATTCGAAGGTAATACTGTAATCGGAACAGCAAGCGGAAGTTTAGCGTTTGAATCGTTTTTATTACAAGCTAAAAATACAACGATTTCTGGAAATATATTTAAAGCCACCAATTCGAATTACAGTTTCCATATTCGGGATGATAACACCAATTGTCGCATTGGTTTAAATAATCATGTAGGGATTATCTTAAATGATGCCAATAAAGCCGCTATTAGCCGTGGAAATGTGTATGGTTCGGGAGATAGTACGCAAGTTCGTGGCGGTGGAAATGGAAGTCTACAGGACGAATCTTTCCGTAGGGTTAACGCAAATTACACCGTTATTTTAGAAGATAGCCTTATTTTATGCGATGCAGGAGCAAGCGGAATCACTGTTACCCTTCCAGCAACAGCAACTATTCCGAAGGGGAAGAAATTCAGAATCAAAAAGATTGCAGGAGCAGGAGTATTAACGGTTACTTCCCCTACTGCAAGCAGTATTGAAGGAAGTACGTCCGTTACAGTGACAAACTATGCGGAATTGCTGTTTGAAATGTACGCAGGAACACCGTATTGGTACATTTTAAATCAACGTTAAAACCCGATCAAATCAATATTTTACCGAGAAGTCCGAAAGGGCTTCTTTTTATTTTAACTCTAGGAGGAATGTACAATGGCAAACGAAAACATCAAAATTAAAGGTCATATCGCTTGGGAACTAATCCGTGATGGTGTCGTAGTAGAAAGCGGAGAACGTGACAATATTATCACTACCGCAGGAAAGAACGCTCTTGCATCGTTATTAAACTCAGCATCCGCAGGAACTTCTCTAATAACACACATGGGATTCGGTACATCAACAACGGCTGTTGCTGTTGGAGATACAGCACTAGGAACGGAATTAAGCGCAGGCGGATATTCACGTGTGGCTGTGTCTCGATCTGTAGCAAATAATGTTATTACCTATACTGCAACATTGACAGGAGTAACAAGCAATCCAACTATCCAAGAAGCAGGACTATTTAACGCATCCACAGCAGGAACGTTATTCGCGCACCAGCTTACAGGTGCGGTCAACTTAGCAACATCTTCTGATTCTCTAGCGGTTACTTGGACAGTTACCTTCTCATAGGACGTGATCGGGTATGAACTATTATATTCTTCCTAAAATTGGTACAGGAACATCATCAGATGATGCTTTTCGTCCTGATGTTCCTTCCGGAATACCTTATGTATGTCAAGAAACAAACGAAGGTAATTTTCTTGTGGGAACATCGGAAAGTATCCCGAATCAAACAACCATTACAGATTTGCAAGGAGCATGTACTTATTACGGTTTAAATTATGATGATGTTCTGAAATGGATGGTTTAGGAGGTGGTTAAATGACTGTGTTAGCATCGGATTCATTTAACCGCGCTAACTCAACATCAACTATTGGAACTACAGACAGTTACAATGGCGGGACAACAAAAACATGGCAAACCTTCAATGGCGCTGTTGGTGGAATCAATAGCAACCAAGCGTATATAGTCAGTGGAGGTAGCGGTGATAATATATCTTGCGGAATAAATGCTGGTGCAAGTGACGTTACTTATACGATAACTCTTGCTACTGCTGTGAATTTCTCTAATCTTCATATTAGATCTGCAAGTGCTTCATCATCCATAATACTCCAGTTAAAATCAAACGGATATTTTCTATACACTCTATCGTCAGGTACCTACACATCAATAGGTTCTACAACAGCCAAAGTTCCTGCTAGTGGAGACGTTGTTTCTTTTACTTGTAATGGAACGTCTATTACTATTTCCATTAATGGAACACAGTATATTAGTGCAACTACATCATTTAATCAAACGGCTACCATTTTCGGATTCGGTGGCGGAGGTTCGACCGCTAGATGGGATAATTTCGAGGTCGATGATTTAACCACAGGCGGAGGAACCACGACAACTAAATCATTATCTGATTCCGTTGGTTCTTCGGATGCCATTTCAAAATCCATTGTCCGTAGTCAATCGGACAGCATTGCGTCATCTGATACGATCAGCAAGCAATTATCAATCACGGTAGTTGATACGGTATCCAGTGGTGATGGTTCGCAGAAAGTCGATTCTAAGATGTTCAGCGACATGGTAACATCTGCTGATGCCATTTCCTCAACGAAAGGCATCAATTTAAGCGATTCTATGGCGATTGTGGATGCCATTACCAAAGCGTTGAGCATATCTAAAGACGATAACATAGGGACAACGGATACTGACAGTGAATCCGTTGTTAAAGGATTTGCGGATTTATTATCTTTGACGGACATTTTAACTAAAAACGGTGGCAAAGCGGTTATTCTTTCCGACAGCATTAATATTTCGGATACTCTCATAAAGAGTACCGTCAAGTTGAAAATGGATTCCGTTGGGCTAACTGATAACCTAGCGAAGCAATCCAATGTGAGTGTTCGCTTATATGATGTTGTGGTGACTACAGACCAGTTAAGCTTGTTTAATCCGAATGCACCGCAGATTATTGGGAAAGTGGAATTGCAAGGCAATCGGGAACTGTACGTGTATTTAATTGGTAAGCGAGAATTAAACGTTAATCTGAAAGGCGGGATTTAATTGACTGCTAAAAATCAGAATTTCGAAATGTTCCAAGGTGACACGAAAAATATCGTTGTCACCGTTACAGGAACGGACTTAACTGGCGCAAGTATCAAATGGGCAATGAAGCGTAGTGTATCCAGTACCGTTGTTGATGTGAGTAAAAGCATTGGCAACGGTATTTCTATTACTTCCGCATCCCCTACAAGTAGTGTATTTGAGATCAAACTTGATCCTGCTGATACTATCAACTTAAAGGGCGATTACTATCACGAAGCAGAGGTCAAAGATGCACAGAATAATGTTAGTACCGTAATGACAGGACGAATTTCGATCCAGTTAAGCGGAGTATAAAACCCGACCAAACAGGTCTTTTTTAGGAGGTGATGCCGTGGCAACATGGGGAGATTTCGTTAATTCACAAACGTGGGTGCCAGGGCAACTGGTGACAATCGATTTACCCGATAGAGGAATCAACGGTACATTCCTCATCCAAAAGGTCACGATCACACCAGCTACCCCGGACAAATGGACGTATAAAGTGGAGTATGGTGGCAGGCTGCTTGGTATTGCCGACTTCCTCAAAGCGTTGGTATCAGCGCAACAGAAGAAGAAAACGAATGATAGCGCAGTCCTGCACAAGTTCAAGTACGGACAAGAAACATCATTAGTTACGGATGAATTAGTAACTACATCCCATGCAAACGTGGCGTGGAAATGCGGAGATGCAGACGCAATATGCGGTTTTGTCGCTTGCATATAGGAGGTGACGTATGGAATTTACAGAACATGCCGGGATTGTCGGTCATTGGACGTTTACCTATGACGATGGGACCGTAATAGAACGAAAGAATCTTATCACTGGAAGCGGCCTGAATTGGTTCGCTTCTCTTTTTATTAACGAGACAACCAACGATGTACCCTTTTACATTGCGTTGGGTACCGGGACTGCTGCGGCAGTATCAACGGACACCAAGTTAGGCGCAGAGGGATTCCGAAAGTTGATTGCGAGTAAATCACGGCAAAACAACATGGTACGGTTGCGGATGTTCTTGCTACAGTCGGAAGCTAACCAGGATTGGGGTGAGTTTGGCGTTTATGCAGCAGGAACCGAAAATCTTGAATCAGGGGTACTTATCAACAGACTAGTTGCGCCAATATCAAAGGCCTTTAATCAACTCCTTACGATTGAGTGCAAACTCTACTTTAACGCAGGATGAGGTGAGTAAATGATTTACGCAGCAAAGAATGGGATCACGCAACTTGATGACGTGTTCCTCAATTCGTATATGTCCGCACAGTCGTCAAGTTTGATATTTGATGGTGATCTTGTTTCTTCGGCAACAGGATCGGGAACAACCGAGAACAATCTTTCGCTATCAGATTTATCCACATCGTTTGTACTCACGGGACAAACAACGATAGGACGAATAGAACTAGATCTGAAGAAGTACGGAGTGGGTGCGGATTTAACGGTGGAGATCCGTGATACAACTGTTGGCGGTACGCTTAAAGGTTCGTACACATTCCCGAAAAAGCTATTCAGCGCAACGGGTGGGTTCATCTCGTTACCTATCGATTTAAGCGGACTGACAGCAGGCGGCACTTATTACATTGTGCTGAAGATGGCCGGGGATAGCACGAATCATTTGCGGTGGATAGGTGAGAGCGGAGGGGCTTTACATTATAAGGTGTTTGCGAATACTCCGGGAACTTACGTATTAAAGCATGGGGTTTACGGTGCTAATGCTAAAACATTGCTTAACTATGATGGTAGCGGAAACTTGACGGAGATTTGGCGGTGGTTGCCAGCGAGTGATGGAACCATGATAATTTGCGATAAAATGACACCGACAAATGACGTGAATGGTGTCGCTACAAAGTGGGGTGTAAGTTAATGTTCGGCATGTGGGATGCAATATATGCGTATTTATCACGAATGGTTGGAAATCGGACGGATGCAGCTGATTCTGCAGGAAGTTTACATGCAAAGACAACTGATATAAAAAACGCTGTGAGTAATGTCCAGACAACTTTAACTGCAAAATCAGCAATTAAAAGCATTCAAAGAGGAACGGCAGCTGCTGGTGCTGCTACACCATTCTCGGTTACTATTTCGAGTGTGAACACATCTAAAACGATGGTTAATTTATTAGGGAAGCACTGGAATAACACAAACACTCTAACAGAAGCGAATGCTTTTGTAAGCTTATATTTAACCGATTCAACGACTTTGACAATAAATTCTTATGTTGCAGGACATACGATTTCATGGGAGGTGATCGAGTATGTCTAATTTTTACGCCCAAATTGACCATAACAACACTGTAATAGGAGTCAGTGAATTGCATTCTCAGGAAATAGCGGAACATCTAATTCCTATCGATTCTTATGACATTTCGTTATTAGGTAAGGTTTATGACAATATTACCAATACATTTTCTGATCGCGCTAAAACATTAGACGAAGTAAAAGCCGATAAGAAATCGGAACTTCTACAATATTACTACGGATCATTCGCAACGTTTCAATCATCGGCAACAGGAACGCTTAAAACGTACCCTATCGATTTAGAAGCACAGGACAACTTAAAAGATTATCAGCAACGGTTGATTGCGGACTCTACTAAAGATTCGTTCTGGTTTAAGACAATCGAAGATGGAACGTTAATTCAACACACAAGAGCGCAGTTCCTTCAATTGCTAGAAGATGCTGAAACGTTCAAGGTTACGCAGACTATTCATTACAACGATAAACTAGACGAAGTTAACGCAGCCACAGATGAAGCAACCGTTAATACAATCGTATGGTAAAGCGATACCTATGGAATCTATTGGTGGCGGTGGATCAGTTACTAAATTCGCTACTTGCCGGAGATTGTGATGAAACGCTATCTAGCCGAATGGGTAAGCGAATGTTGAAAGGCGATAAGCTTTGTGCGTTCATATGAATGCTGCTTAACGTGTTCCAGGCGGATCACTGCATAAAATCAATAGAACGGGATGAAGGAGAATCACTATAAAATAATACTTTGTTACAGAATAGGAGGAACGTACATTGTCCGCTAAATATCCCGTTAAAAAAGATCCGATAGACTTACGCGATAAGATTTTCCGAAGCTCGCAGTTTGCATCGACTGCCCACTTGCCAGTTTCGGTAGACTTACGACACCAAATGCCTGCCGTATTCGATCAAGGACAACTCGGTTCTTGTACGGCAAACGCACTCGCTGCGTTAATGGAATATCACACAATGACGAAGACAGCCGGTAGCTATGAAACGCTATCCAGGCTGTTTATTTATTTCCAAGAGCGATATATCGAAGGTACCGTCAACCAAGACGCAGGAGCCTACGCCAGAGATGGATTCAAGTCTCTTCAAAAGATCGGTGTACCTGCCGAAAAGTATTGGCCTTATGATATCGCTCGTTTTACCGAAAAGCCTCCGCAAGAAGCTTACGATAACGCAGGTCAATATAAAATCTCGGAATATCACCGTGTACCTAGTTTAACGGCATACAAAGCGTCACTAGCTGAAGGACTTCCAGTCGCTATCGGTTTTAAAGTTTACGCATCGTTCGAAAGCGCTGAAGTTGCGAGAACGGGAATGGTGCCGATGCCACAACGCGGAGAGAAATGGTTAGGCGGTCACGAAGTTCTAGGCGTGGGATACGACGATAACCGAAAGCTCGTTATCTGTATGAATAGTTGGGGAACATCGTGGGGCGACGGAGGTTTCTTTTATATGCCGTACAACGTGTTTACTCGTTTGGTAATGGATATGTGGACGGGGAAATAATCAAGAGAGCGGGTGTATAAGTGGATGTTAATAGCGAAATACTGACGTATTTTGTAACGCAAGGCCCGTTCGCACTCCTTTTCGTATGGCTTCTGTACACCACGAAGAAGGATTCGAAGGAGCAAATGGATCGCCAGGTATCCGATAGTAAAGAACGAGAGAACCGGCTTATGGCGCATGTTGAAAAGACTACGGAAACACTCGACGACATCCGCGATAGTTTACGCGATCTCCGCAGCGAGGTCGACGATATAAAACTAGAAATTAGGAAGTGACATCATGGAAGTTAAATGGATCGGCTCACCGAATTTCGGTACTGGCCGTAAAGGATATAAACCGCTCGCCATTATAAATCACATTATGGAAGGTACGCTCGCAGGTACCGACGATTGGTTCAGTCGTACAGAATCGCAAGTTTCTTCTACTTACGGAATTGGTCGCAATGGTGAAGTACACCAATACGTTAAAGAAGAGGACACGGCATGGGCTAACGGACGTAAACTTGAGCCGGATGAAGCGTGGCTCGCTAACTTTCCTGCGGGAGTAAATCCGAATCTATGGACGATTTCGATTGAACACGAAGGCTTTCCAGATCAACCGTTAACACCTGAGCAGATGGCAGCTACTATTGAATTACATCGCTATCTTTGCGCGAAGTGGGATATACCGATTGATGACGTACACATCACCGGACACTTCAAAATAGATTCGCAATGGAAAGCCAACTGTCCTGGTCCGCATTTTCCGTGGGATGCGATTTATACAGCGCTGAATCCTGCGCCAGTAGTAGAGGAGGAAAAAGAAGTGAGCGATTATAAACCGATTCCAATACCGGATTGGGCGAAAGCAACGATTGATAAACTGGTTGCGAAAGGTAAATTAACAGATCCAACCGGAGACTATTCGTTTTATCGTGTGCTAGTGATTCTCGACAGATTCGGATTATTCGATAAGTAGGAGGTAACGATATGCTAATGAAAATGCAGAAGGTTGCGTTTTGGGTTGCGATACTTGGCGCATGTAAACTCGTTGCGCAGATCGCCGGATATGAGATTCCGGACCAAATGATTAACGATGTGGCTAACGGATTGGCTGCGGTATTTACGGTGATAGGTATTGTTAAGGACCATGGGAATAGCGCAGTGTAAAAAACGCATTTTTTATAAGTTTCATTAATAAAAATTACGTAACGGGGTGGTGACAGTATGGATAAGCAAAAGTTGATGCATTTTTTCGGAGCAATCCTAATCCCACCAGTTATCGTAGTATCTATTTATTTTATTATGAGGTGGTTGTTATTTTAAATCACTATCTTTTTAATGTATACTCTTTCTAAACGATACAAAGAAGGGGTAGTGAACTTAATTGTCAAATGCTAAGTTGATCCAACTACAATTGGCTTTATTTTTTGCGGAAAATGAGCCTAGACCGGACAAGTTGGGGCAAAAAATTACCGACACCTCATTAGGAGATGTTTTTAATCAGATGCCAATTATTATGCCAATTCCACTTGACGCTCCGCCAGAAATACCGGTTGTGATATTGAGAAGTATGAGTGATGTTTATTCATGCAATATTTCAAGAAGCCGAATAGATTTCTTTGTAAAACCGGGCGAAAACGATGATTCGAACCAACATTTAATTGATTTTATCGAGCATATTCGTCCTTTTGCTTCCGTTGTATTTGCAAATAGAAAGGTAAACAGATTTGGATTTATTGGGCAGTATATGATCCGTACAAATGATCCGGTATCTAAAATTCATGGTAAATACCTTAAATATAACTTTGGTGATTTAGAAGAATTGAGCATTAGATTTAATAAAAGGTTTAAGAGTAAAAACGGCAATCTCTTAATGAATCGATTAATAGATATTAGCAAAGCAAATTTCACTGAAAAAAATGGCAAAGAACAAGTAGGTATTTTCATTCAAAAAGATATTAATAACGTGCCAAATGACCGTTATCTTAACATTGAAGATGTGTTAGCGATTATTAAATCAGAACAAGACGATTTCAATTCTGAAAGTATCATGGAGTTGGTATAA